ATATAAAGTGCCTTCCTTTGTTACACCGAAACTGTCTCCGGCTTTCAGCACCCAGCCGGACTGAACCGGACTGCCGCCAATGCTCATTTTGTTCAGGTCGGAAGAGCCGGTACACAAAAAGCAGTCTGCCTTGGAAAAAGAATTGCCGGAATACAAGGAATTACTGTCCATATTCCAGCCGGCGATCTTGCCCGCTTTTGCCTGAATACTGCCATCTTCCAGAACCTTGAAATAGCTGTTGGCAGTGACTACGCCCTCCAGGCGGATCTTATCTCCTTTGATCCGCACACCATTTTCCGACAAATTGATCAAGGAAACGATCCTGTCTCCGTCCAGACTTCTGACCGTCAATTGCAGCTGTTGGATCTTATTTTTATTGTTGGTAGCCGTGGTACTGTCCCGGCGGGGACTTCCGGTACATTCCAGCACATCCTTCTGCCCTTTGCCGGTCTTGGTCATCACGCAAGCGGTGAAGGTCTTTCCGTTGCCATCCTGCGTCTGCACCGTACTGCCGACAGGAATTTGCGATCCTGCCGGCATCAGGATCCGGCAGGGCGTGTAGGCAAAGCCCTTCAGCCGCGTTTCGATGACCTGCAAATACGGAAGCAAATCATCGGACACATCTGTCAAAAGAATCGGGTTTCCGGTGATCACATAGCAGTTATCCCCCTCCTCCGCTTCCGGCCATACCGCATTTCCCTCTGCCAGCTTGATCTGCACCCGGTCTACCGGGGCAACCTGATAGGTCTCATAGTCAAGCCCTTTTGCACAATATCGCAACGTGCCGGTGGGGCGAACCGTCAGTCCCGTGTCCTGATACCATGCAAGTTCTATCCTGCCGTCCGCATCTGAGCGGCAAAAGCTGCAGGCGATCTGCCCGATCCAGCCCATGAGCTGCCGACCGGTCACCTCCGCATATGTAATTTTCGGCACCGGGAAATCCCCGTTGAGGATCTGGGTTGTGACCAGCTCCAGTCCGCAGGCATTGCAGACCATCCGGGCAAATTCCAGCAGCGTGTAGGGCCATCCGGTCAAGCTGCCCAGCCAACCGGTCAGATCCCGATCCAGCTTCACCATCCGGTCATAGCCGGTGAGTTTTAGAATGTTCGCAGAGGGTCTTGTGGGCTTTTCCAGCAGAAATACGCCCTTTTTTATTTCATTTCCTGCCTCATCCACTTTGTAGAGCGTCACCTGCTCCCCTGCCGACAGCTCCAGACAGCCGCCGGGAGTAAACAGACTCACCTCAAGCATTGCTGCACAGGCAGAACCGATCGTCAGCTCCTTACCGGCGTTGACGCTTTCCGTCAGGGTCAGATCCCGGATCGCCAGATGTGTGTCCACACCGGAGCTGATCCTCTGTCCGTCCGGCAAAACCAGTAGATTTTTCAGCATATTTTCCCTCCTAACATTCCCAAATCTCCAGCTTCATGCCCTTGTAAATGCCCAGCCTGGCATTGTGGACTCGCAGGCTGTAGCCGGAGCAATAGCCGGTGAGCTGTACCGGCTGACCGTCCATATTCCGGTACTGGACACGGAAGGTGTTTTTTCCCTCCACCAGCGCACGCAGATACCGAAACTCCTCCTGCGTCAGTTCCTCGTAGGCAAGCACGAAGTTTCGCACATGCTGACGGAGCAGAAACCGGTGCATCACGCCGCTTTCATCTGCGCCGGAATCCTCCGTCTCCATATCCCGGATGCTGACCGCCAGATCCGCATCCGGCATGGGCACCGGCTGCCCGTCGATCTGAAAATCATAATATAATGCTCTCATGTTGTTCTCCTTCTGAAAAATTAACCTGCTCCACGAACCACCGCCATTTTTCCGGCATACCGCTCAGCAGCCCTGCCGATGGCATCCTCACTCAGGTCCATGCTTTCCAGGATCTTCCGGGTCGCGCGCTGCTCTTCCAGAAGGGTCTCATATGCCGCCTGCAAAGCGGCAACCTGCTCCTGCAGATTGTTCTCTTCCATATTCCCCTCCTTTTACAAAATCAGAGGTCAATAAAGCCGGCAAGACAAGCAACTCGCATTCGTCGGCGTATATAGATACGGTAGAGTGCGAGTTGTGCAGTAAGTCAAAATGTCTTGCGAAGCAAGGTTTTACCCTCATCCGTCAAAAATCAGAGATTTTTGCCACCTTCTCCCAGGAGAAGGCTTTTGTGTATGTTCTCTATATTATTGTCATTTTGACGGTTGGCGGTTTTATTGACCCTCTGGCAGGACGGCGCAAGCCGTCCTGCCCCCCTTATTGTCCATAATGCGTCCGGTACTGGGCGGTCAATGTGACCTCATAGGTAGCCACGCCGGACTGGGACAGGCTGTGAAGGCATCCCTTCTCTGCCCGCAGCTGTTCAAAAAGCGGATCGTCACCGAATCGGGGCGCAAGCCCCGATTCGCTCTGACGCTGTACCCAATTCTGGAGATCCAGAAGCCACTGGGCATTATCCCCCTGGCTCTTTCTAACCAGCCGCAGCACAAACCGGCTTCGGTTTTGGACTGTCACATTTCCCATCAGATCCTCCTGCCGGGAAAGCGTCTCCACACCCTTCGGGTACAAGCCGGCACTACCCGGCACACCGTCCAGATAGTCCGTATAAAACGTTCCGTCCATCCACTTCGGATAAGTCATGAGCCAGCTGCGAAGTTTTTCTACATTTTCCATAGATTTCACTTCCTTCCGGCTTCCACATGACACAGTTTTCCTTCATAGTACCAGGGCTTTACGTAGCTGATCTGCGCCAAGCCCGGCACGGTTTCCGGAACAAAGGAAGACCAATCCTCCGCTGTGATCTGAGGACCAATGCCGTCATAGACCCGGTCACCGGGAAACACCAGCTGACTGTCCCCGGGCATGACCAGAAAGCAAAGGGTTTGCGTTTGACTGCCACTTGCCTGCATTTCCTGCTCCTGCTGGATCAGGAAAAAGCAGTTGTCCGCCACCAGGCGGAGGATCTGATTCCCATTTTTCCGGTAGATCGTGACCGTTCTGTCACACAGGGAATAGTCCAGCGGTCCGTTCATGGGGACACCCCCCGATAAATATCCAGATAGATCGCCGCCTGACGGTAAAGCTCCTGCCACAGTGACTTGTCCGCGCTGTCATAACGCACCGACACGCCTCCAATGCTGGCAGAGCTGACGCCGCCACGCCGCTTGCCGTAGGCATAGACCGTCTCTGCCATGGCGCATACTGCCAAACGTCTGGATTCTTCCCCACTGTCCCAAACCTGATAGGTCCGCAGCAGCCGCTCCAGGGCTGCGGAGGCGTGTGCCTCCGCAGCGGGAAACGCCTTCTCAGGAATGGCATTTCCCATATAACAGTTTACATAAAACTCGTAATCGACCATATTGATCAGGCGCCGATGGCGATATCCTTCAGCACAGCCGCCTTCAGGGTGTTCTTCAGAGCCACACCTGCCACCAGCTCCACCTCACCGGTCTTCACTGCACCGGGGGCAGTCAGGTCGGGCATATAGCAGCTCACCACACCGTCACCCACAGGGGAAATGCCGTGGAAGCCGTCCAGACCCAGGGAAACCGCATAAATGGCAGTCTTACCTTCGGCGTCAGTTTCCACCACGTCCACAGTCTCCGTGCCGTTGAAGTACTTGCCCATATCCACCATGGGGACACCGGCATAGGTCTCCACCACTCTGCCGAAATCGTCCTGGGTACGCTCATAGTAGCCGGCACGGCGGGCAATGGAGCGGAGCTTGACCAGCATAGCCCGGTTCATCAGCAGCATGGAAGCATTGCCGTCCAGAGTGCTGATAAAGCCGTCCATCTCGTCGAGGAATGCGTTGTAGTTCTCGTCCAGCTCCTGAGAGGTGGTCAGGCTCACGGTGCTGACCAGCTCGTTGGCACTGCCGGAGAGCAGCTTCTTCAAGCCGTCAAAGGTGCCCTTTTCGGAATCGCCGTTGATTGTCAGGTTGTGGAAATAGTTAGCAGTTGCCTTGATCTTCTGCTCTGCCTGGAATGCCACCTCGTCAGCGGCGCCGGCAGTATTCTGGAGTACCCGGTCCACCTGGAACGCACCGCCCATGATGATGGCGTTGGTGGTCTTCTTCTCCCGTTTTGCTTCGCCGGGGGTGTACTCGGCATTGATGGTACGGACCGCCGCGGTGGAGGGGGTCTTCAACTGGATGTAGCCGTAGGTCAGGGTGCTGCCGCCGGTGCCGGGGGAAATGCAGTTGTCAAAGACCATGTTGTCCAGCAGCAGGCTGCTGCGACGGAACATATCCACGATCTGCTGATCCACCTTGTCTGCCATACCGATTTTTGCTTCCTGTAATGTAATTGCCATAATAATTTACTTCCTTTCATATTTTTCCCGTAATGCGCCTGCCAATGTGGCAGGGCTTTTTGTTTCCGCGCTTATTTGCGCGCCTGTGCCCCTTGCGTAAGGGGGCGGAGTCTGCGCCGTTTGGAACAAATAATCATTGTCCTTTTTCAGCTCCTCAAGAGCCGCCTCAATGGCTGCCTGGGGATCTTCGGCATTTTGCAGTGCGTCCAGTTCCAGCAGTGCGGCGATCGCCTTTTCATTCCTGCCGCCTGCCCGATCGATCGCTCGGGTCAGCACGGCGCCGAACTTCCATGCAGCCATTTCCTTTTGATGCTGGGCGCATGCCTGCTCGTACTTTTCCTGCCACTGTTTGGATGCCTGAACGTCTCTGCCGTTTTCCTCCATGATGGCATCGATCACTTCCTTGGTAAGGCTCTGATCGCCCACCCGAAGACTTTGTAAAAACTCTCTTTTCATGGTTTCCTTTCTGCCGCTACGCTTTTTACGGAGTTGCTTTCCTGCGGCTGCCGTAGTTTTACGACTTCGGCACGGTCAAAATTTTATTATCCGGCATAAACCGGTTTCGGATCGCCTGCAGATCCTCCTTTGTATTTGTGGGCATATTGAATCGCCAGCCCAGAGCGATCTCCGGCTTCAAAAGTCCGGTCGTGACCATTTTCTGATAAGCCTCCCAGGTCCGGTCTTCGTCATAGAGGACACCGTTGCCCCAGTCCACGCTGATGTTGCCGTCCGGCACAGGCAGCTTATAAAGATCTGCCAGCACGGAGCAGATCCGCAGGCTCTCACAGAGTGCTTCTTCCCACATGCCCTGTAGATCCAGGATCGTCAGGTTGTAGTCTGCGGCACTGGATTCGATGGCTGTGGCTGTCCGTTCTTCCAGGTAAGCATCGGACAGTGAGCCACGCTTGAGCCCGATCATGCTCTCCACATCACGCAAATACTCCTGCTTCCGGGCAATGTATGACTTCTCCCGCAACTGAGGCGCAAAGGTGGTGATCCCCACCCGTTCCGGATCTTCATCCAACCCCACGAACAGATGGTCAGACAGCTCCTTGTTCCGGTTCAGCAGGTCTGCCGATACGATGATCCGGCTTTCGCCGCGG